GACTGAACCGACAACTGCGGACAACCAATCAGTATACTCGTGCAGATATTTCTACGTCTGATCAGTACCTCTCGATGCCCTCCGACTTCCTAGAGATGCGGCATCTGCGGATGACTAGTCCAAAAGAGAGGGACCTGGTGGAGATTGCAGCTCATGCAATCAATGAGTACACCGACACCAATTTCATTGCAGGACTGGCAGACAGTTACCCTCGATATTTTGTGTATGGCAACGCCTTGCGGATCATCCCTGCACCGAGTGAGGCGATCACCTACGAAATGTTTTACTACGCAAAAATTCCAGCACTGTCCTCAACCAACACAACAAACTGGGTTTCTACCTCTCACCCAGACGCATACTTGTACTATTCATTGATGCAGGCATCTCCGTATCTCGGAGAAGATGAGAGAATCACGATTTGGCAAGCCCAGGCAGAACGTGCCGTTGCAGAGATCCAGGCATCAGATGACCGAAGGAGAACGAAGGGGTCACGGCATAGTCTGAACTTCCAGGCCATGTCATGAGTGAGTTGATCCGATATGGAACAAAACGATATGGGATTGGTCCTTATGTCCAAAAGGTCAATTTTGAATCGGCTGGACCACCGACAGCAGACTGGACTGAGCGACCAGATACGACGTTAGAGATCTGGACGAAACGGAGACCGACTGACAAAAACTGGACACCCAAACAAATATAAAGATGGCAATCTCTGACACACCTCCAACGACTACAAACTACTCCATCACACTCCCAACCGTTGGGAGTTCAAAGGGCACTTGGGGGTCTCAATTAAACTCGGCATTTCAAGCACTTGAGAATGAGGTCTACACAACTGATCAGGTACTTGGGGATGCTGCAGACTCTGCAACTCCAAGCCTTGCGTACAATCTGACACAAGCCAGTAGCAATGCCAGCACTGCACTGACAAACTCTCAGACTGCCATCAGTGTTGCCAATAAATCCCTGAACACCACCTTGACCACTTTAACATCTAGGGTTTCAACGTTGGAGACTACAGTGGGCGCAGTAGGAACATCAGGTTCTCTGGCAGATGATGCTCGTAATGCAAAGACAGATGCTGCTGCAGCAAAGACTGCGGCAGAATCCGCACTAGGAGTTCCGTAGATGCCACAGTCCTCTCTGTACTATACAGATCTGCAGTTACCGACACTCAACGGGGACGGTACTTCCTATGGAACTGTGCTGAATACCTACATCCAAGGTTTGGAGACCAAGCTCAAAAATCTATCGGACCGAGTTAATGCTGCAGGGGTGGGCAGTAGTTCGACATTGGCCCAGATTGATCGGGATATTGCTCAGACCAACACCAACACGTCGAGCATTCTCCCTGACCCTTACAGTGGGGACTACACTACTGTCAGCACCTGGCCTGCGTACAACACCGAACTAACTGCACTAGGGATCTCTCCACCAGAAACAGCCAGTGAGATCGAGACGTTTTTCTCCAGTGGAGACTTCACCACCTTTGCAAATTTTCTTGATGGGAAGCTGGATGCTCTGGACATCATTGTCACCCAAGCAGAGTCGGATCTCAGTTCTGCCCTGGAGGATACCTGTGCGACCAAAACCATTCTGGATGCCCGAACTGCTGCTCAGAGCAGTGGGGCAAAACAAGCAATTGATTTAAGCGGAACAGTTCAGTTTTTCACAACATACACAAGCCCTCCCACGCATATAGGTGGGAATGTGGACGAATCTGTTCACGCAGTTTCGGGAAGTAGTATTTCTGCAGTTCAAAATTTACTCGACACAGGGGTTTTGACCACTTCATTCCAAACGTTTTTTGGTCCTTCAGGAGATGTTACGAGTAGTACATCTGTAGGAGAGAACGTTTACAAACTGTGGGGAGCGTTTAGTGGCGAGTCTCGAGGGAATGTCACAATCCAGGCAAAGTACACTGGGCCGAGCACAGTAGACAGTACTAGCCGGATCACATTGAGGATGCCCCAAATTGGGAACAGAGAAAATTTCTTTGGTCGGGTGGCAGGAGATACTGAAGTGATTAGATACATAAAATATGTAGTCCGTTATCCCTACCCAACACTGAACTGTAGTAACCCGTCACCTCCTTACTTTAGTTAAGCGATGCCAACGACCACCACGAACTACGGACTCAACCTGCCCACGGTAGGATCTGATGATGATCAGTGGGGAAGCTATCTAAATACAAATTTTACAAAGATCGACACCGAACTGAAGACTCTGAACGATGCAATCGCAGATCAGGATCTGGAGGAACTGGGGAACGTGGTCAACACAACTCCTGCAGAAGACCAGGTACTGCAGTTCAACGGTCAGAATTGGTCAGCTTCCACTCTAGCAATCTCAGATATCTCAGGACTGCAGGCTGCCCTTGATGATAAAGCGGACGATTCAGATCTCACAGGGATCACGACCAATCCAGCAGATGGGTCGATAAGTTATGCAAAACTCAACACTGCACTGCAGGTCCAGGTTGATCGGATTCTCCTGACAGATGACGATTCGACTCCTACGGATAATCAGATTCTCAAATACTCTGCTACCGATGCAGAGTGGCAGTATGCGGACCTCCCAGGCTCAACGGTTCAGACACTCTCTGATGTAAACACGGCATCTCTCGCAGACGATGCCTTACTCGTCTACAACTCGACAGCAGGAGAGTTTCAGTTTGAATCAGGTGCAACACTGAGGACCACGTTAGGGGTCGATGCCAGTGGGACAGACAACTCAACACCAGTGACCCTATCGGGGTCTCTGGATTACCTGACTTTATCCGGTCAAGCGATCACTCTTCAACAGATCAATCTCACAACAGACGTAACGGATACTCTCCCAGTTTCCTCTGGAGGTACTGGAAGTGCGACTGCTTCAGATGCTAGGACTGCTCTCCAAGTTCAGCCAGGAGTACATACGCAAGCGTATGATGCTGGTCTGCAGTCGATCTCAGGACTCACCACGGCTGCTAACAAGATGATCTACACTACGGCTAGCGACACCTATGCTGTAGCGGATCTGACTGCAGCAGGTCGAGCGATCCTAGATGATGCGGATGCTACGGCTCAACGAACGACTTTAGGACTGGGATCACTCGCCACTCAGGACACAATTACTGAGTCGCAGATTTCAGATTTACAGAGTTACCTGACTGCAGAAACAAACGATTTGTCTGCAGCAGTGACCTGGGCGAACGTGCCAGACGCAAACATTACCCAATCCTCCGTGACGCAGCACCAAGCTGCTCTATCAATTACTGAATCCCAGATTTCTGACTTTGGCAGTTATCAAACCTCTGATGCTGGGTTGACCAGCATCGCAGGACTCACGACTGCCGCAGATAAAATGATCTACACGACTGCAGCGGACACTTACGCAGTGTCAACGCTCACGGCTGCTGGACGAGCATTGTTGGATGATGCTGATGCGGCAGCACAGAGAACAACGTTAGGTCTGGGGTCTCTCGCTACGCAGTCCACAATCACAGAGTCGCAGATCAGCGATCTCCAGGGTTACCTAACGGCAGAGACAAACGATCTTGGGACAGCAGTCACAGGGACCCTTGGAACAGCAAACGGGGGAACTGGAGTTACGTCTTTAACATCACTGAATGCTGCTGATCTCGGATCGAATAATGGGGTGTCTAACGCTACAGACGGATATGTTCTGACCGCAGATGGGACAGGTGGCGTTGCGTGGGAAGCGGCAACCGGAGGGATCTCCGATATCGTCAGTGATACGACACCGCAACTCGGTGGGAATCTAGATGTCAATGGGCAGTCCATCGTTTCGGTTTCAGCAGGGAACATCAGCATCACTCCCGATACTACGGGTAAGATCATTCTTGACGGACTTTCGTGGCCCACGGCAGACGGGTCTGCAGATCAGGTTCTGAAAACCGATGGTGCTGGGAACTTGAGCTTTGTGGATCAGTCAGGAGGTGGTGGCTCTGGAAGTCCCTACATCGAACACAGTTCAACCGTATCGGATTCGCTAGCAATCAGTGCAGGGACTAATCGAATGTACATCGGAAATACAACATTCTCAGGCAGCGGAACGATGGCAGGTTTTTTAGTGATTAGTCACGGTTATGTAAATTTTACTGGGACGGTTAATGTCGGCACAACAGGCACTCTTAAAGTGGTGAGTTAAATATGACAAACAGATTAGTGATTTACCCGAATGAGGATGGTGGCATTTCGGTGCTACACCCAGCACCAAACACTGGACTAACCGTAGAACAAATTGCAGTTAAGGATGTGCCGAGTGGCAAACCTTTTAAATTCATTACTACAGACCAATTACCAGTAGATGATGATGGGAACTACGACAGGTCTTTCAGAGCAGCTTGGGAAGCTGATTTTAGCTCACCCGATGGTTATGGTGCTTAAATGATTACAGTAAATTTTGACAAAGCCAAAACGTTGACCGCAGACAGGTTACGACAGGAACGAATACCTAAACTTCAAGAACTAGATGTCCAGTTTCAAAGAGCGTTGGAGACAGGTGCAGACACTACTGACATCGTAGCGCAGAAACAGTTGCTTAGAGATTTACCAGCACAGGTAGACGCTTGTACTACATTGACACAACTAAAAAATCTGAGGGCATAAGATGGCAGGAGAGATACAGTTAAATAGTGTCAGTTTAGCCACAGAGTCCAGCTCTGTAATTACTTTGGGGAGTGCCGTTAGTTTGAATAGTGCGGCATATGCTACCACTTCAGAAGTTCAAGGAACGCACACAACTGGCTCAATCACATCTGGGACTACATCACTAACCATTGCCAGTGGATCTGGCATTTCTAATGGTGATTATGTAGTTGGCGAGGGCATCACACCAGGCACTACGGTTTCATCCGGTGGTGGCACAACAAGCATCACGCTATCTGCAAATGCTGCCGCAACACTGAGCAGTGACCCTGTTTCTTTTTATACTGCCAACAAAGCACTGAGTCCAGGTCTGGTCGCAGGAGGATTATGCCGTGCTTGGGTGTACTACAATGCGATTGCCGGAACTATTAAAGGTGCTTTTAATGTGTCAAGCGTATCAAACGCAGGATCGGGGCAACTAACAGTCACTTTTACAACAGCATTACCAGATACGAACTATGCAGTTATTTGTGGAGGCGATTACGGGAACTCTACAGACTCTGTTAAAGTCACTGTTGGTGGCACATATTCAACGACTGCCGTACAAGTAAAAAATGTCGGTAATTCAGCTACTGATACAGCAGTCAACTGTATTGCAATCTTCCGCTAACCCAAACTAGGCCGAGCAATGCCAACCGAACAAAAACGAGTAAACCGATGGATATAGAATTGATTAAAGAGTTATCGAACCTGGGTGGTCTGTTCATCGCTCTAATCGGTGCAGGTTGGTATGTACGGTACATTTCAGATCAACATCGAGAGGAACGAAAAATCCTATACGACAAGGACTCAGTAAACGATGAGGCTTTGCGAAATTTAATGTCCAGTTCGCACAATCAGTTGATTCAGATAATGACCGGAGTAAATACGACACTAAAAGAGATGACGGTAGCGATTTCGGAACTGAAGCAAACAATAGAACACGGGGAAAGACGTTGAAAATCCTGCTCCCTCTGTTGTTTCTAGCTACTACGATCTCTGCTACCGAGTTGGAATTTAAAACTCACTATCTGTTTATGTGGGCAGGAAACTGTACGAGCAGGATGATTCCGACTTACGAGAGAC